ATCGCGTAGGGTTGTTAACGCATCGATTTGCGATGTGTTGGTAGAGTTATTAGCTCTAGGGAGAGTAGATCTAAAAGCGCTTGAGTAAACCATAATTTTCTCTTTAATTGGGTTGAAAGCATTGCAAAATATCAATTACGTGACATCACGTAATTGATATTTTTAAGCGACAAAAGCAGCGTCCTTTACACCAGCAAGGCGAACAAAGGAACGAGGGTTATAAGTTGCGAAATTGTTCAACCAATCCATACGAATCAGTCTTTTAGTTTCTGTCTGCATCTCTCCCATATCGCGCACGTCAATACCGCCTGTTTGAATACCTGTAAGGTCTTCAGGAGAAAATGCAACGATGTAGATTGAAGAGGTTACAGCCCCGCCGCCGCCGCTTCCAACTTCGGTAAAACCAAGAATTTGATCGCCCTCTGCGTCTTCTTCAATAGGAAACCAAGGGACCCCCATAAATGTAGGGGCTTCAACGCCGATGTCATTCTTGGTTTGGACAACGTAACCCGAAATTGTGGGATTACTGATTGCATCTTGGTAGCGCAAATACAAGTCAAGATTGGAGTAGATACGCAATTGGGCACGAGGGTTGACAGCGCGAACTCTAGAACGAGCGCGGCGTAAAGCGCTAAGTGATAAAGCGTCGCCGCCTGATGCGCTACCAGCTTGAACTAGTTGAGTACCACCAGCACGGGTTTTAAGTCCTGAAAATTCTTTAGGGTTAATGGCGTGATCGCCATTGAAAAAGTCGCCATGCCATTTAAGTTGTAATGACTTGAGAGCCATCGAGATTTGAGTGGTCAAGACGTTTTCGCCATACAGCTTTAAGCCAGCCGTATCGATCTTGATTTCGCCACCAGCAATCACGACTTTCTCGATCCGTCGTTCAACTTCACCAATATCGGCTGTAAAACCTTCGTTGATTGCACGGTTAGCCATTACGGGGAGTCGCTTCTCTTGCAGCCACTCAACGACACCGCCTGCTCTTTCTTCAAACGCAATAACGTCAAGGATCGGAGAATTACCCGCATACTGCTCGACAATACCAGCCTTGAGAACGTCTCCCGTCTCACGGGCTTGCTTTGCCATTTCTAATAGTGTTAAAGCTGCCATATTTATGATTCCTAACTTTGAGTGCTTTGCTGTGTAGCGGGGGCATCACGCTCAAAGGTAGAAATCACTTCTAGTCTTTTCCGCAATCTTTTATTAATTAGGGCATCACGCCCCATTAACTCAGATTAAGCTGATAATATCATATTAATAATTAATGTTGCAAAAATGACAACAGAAACTTTAATCACGTTACAGCCAAATCAATTGCCAGAAGCGATCGCTAAAGGCTATCGGGGCGGTAACATACTTGGCGACGATAACAACCCAACATTAAAGAGCATTGCTTATCAAAGACAGCAAGCTAATGTCAGGCGTTGCATAGATTTCTACGAGGGCCAAAGCGCTTGGATTTATGGCGAAAACCTCGATCAGATTATTGATAATTTGGCTGAGGAATATTTACCACTCATGCCAAGCGAAACACCGAAAGAGTGGTATTTCAGATTAAGGCGATCGCTATTTGTTAATTTCTTTAAACCAGCCGTCAAAATTGTATCTAGTCTGCTAAGTAAATGGGTGCTTAGTGGCAATGTACCTGAGTCGGTTATCAATGCATCAAAGAACTTTGACAAGCGCGGAACATCAATTAGAGCATTCTTTCTCGAAGCCGATCGCATGGCTGTTAGAGATGGCTTTGTAGGGGTGCTTACCCTTTATCCTAATTTTGGCGAAATCCCTAATCGTGCAGTTGAACAACAATTAGATTTGCGCCCCTATTCAGTGCTAATTCCTAGATTAGATATTGATATCAAGGATTACGAATACACCAATGACGGCTCTGTACTGCTTAAGCACGTCACGATTGATCGGAGTGAGGTAATTAGCGAAACCCGTTACCAGCAATCAATGAAAAATTATTGCTGGGAATACGAGCTAATCAAAGTGCAAGAAGAAGATCGTATTTACTATGCTGTGATGAGATCGGTAACTTGCATTGAAACTAACGACAAAGGCGAAAAGGAATACATAGAGGTAGAAGCGCCTAAACCATTGTTAGATACAAATGGTAAGCCACTAAGTCAAATCCCTTTTGTCCTGTACTCAGTAACCAGCGCTAACCCATGGGATACGATACCCCCGTTACTTGATTTGCAGCAAAAGAATCATACCTACTACCAAGTATTTAGCGATTGGCTTGCAACAGTTCGCAAGATGCAGCCAACGGCAGTTCGTGAGCATATTGATTTTATTCCAGAAAAACGCGATCCTTTGTCTACAGGCGGCGCTGCTGTCATTGAGACAGTGATAACTCAAATCGGGGCTGCTAAGGTTTACTATTTGCAAGCTGATGCTAATAGTGTCGCGCCTATGATTCAAGCGCTAGATAGATTAGAGGCACTGATTAAGCAGACTGTTTTCAATTTCTTAGGTGAGTCTTTTGTCCAACAATCTGCTACTGAGGTAAGTATCAAAGCAGGGCAAAACGAAGCAGGATTACAAGAGTATGAGGTTAACAAAGAGTCAGGCTCTCAGCAAATCTTTTGTCATTGGGCAATGTGGGAAGGATTAGACGTAACAGATGATCACGGTACAATTGACGTAGATTTGAGCTTTATTCTTGCCCCTGCGGATGTGAATCTAATTCGCACTATCTTCGAGGTAATTAATAAAGGATTAACAGAAGAAGCTGCTACTGAGATTTTGCATAGGGTTAATTTCTTACCAAAAGATCAGAAGATTGTGGCGATCGCGCCGCCTGTTGAGACGGTTGCTGCTAATCAAAGCCAATCGGTAGAGACTGATGATGAAGATGACAGCGAAAATGATGAAGAAGATGAAACGGAGTCGGAATCATGAGTACATGGACAAACAATGATCGCGATCGCATCGTGAAATACCTCAATCTCACACGCGATTATTACACTCTAATTGAAAGCACTCTCACAACCTACGAAGACACCTACGGGGTAAGTGCTATAACTGAGGTACAATCTAAGCTTGATGGACTTGACACATACAAAACTACTATCGATACTCAAATGACCGACGGTAGTCTTGGGGTAACCAGTCAATCTGTTCCATCGTTCTACAGTATCACCAAGCAAAGTGGCTCCGATCTTAGAGCTACAATGGCTTTATACAATGGCGATCGGCAATGGCTTATCGACAATTTGCAACTACAGAATTATGCGAGTTTATCAGGAAAACATACTAGAGCTTGAATATGCGATTTAAATTTAGAAACTATTTCTACCAGAACGAAGAAAGCGGCGCTGAGTCTACCGATGGTGTTAGCAGTGGCGCAGCGGATGAGGTAAAACAGCCAGAATCAGAAGAAAACGAAACAGTCAAAGTCACACTCAAAAAACTGAGATTGCAAGCTGATGCAGCAGAGAAAAGAGCTAAGCAGCTTGAGGCTCAACTTAAGGAAAGGGAGCGTTTAGACGAAGAAGAACGAGCCAAGCGGACGGGTGATTTTGAGTCATTAAAGGAGCGTCTGTTAACGGAAACAGCAGCCAAAGAAGCAGCAGCCAAGAAACGTGAAGAGGAGGCGCTGCAAAGGCTAGAAGAAAAAGACGCTAAGTTTAAAGAGCAATTCATCAAAAAAGAAATTAAAGCCGCTTTTGCTCAGGTTTTTAAATCTGAATTTCTTGATGACTTCACCAATAACCCTGCATACGCTAAGCAGTTGGAAGCAGTGGAAAACGAAGACGGCGATCTTGAGGTGATTGTTGTAGAGTCAGTCAAAGATCGCACTCAGCGATTTAAGGTTGTGGATAAGAAGACTGTACCCTTCACAATTGAAGATTGGGCTAACGAGATTGCAGCTAAGAAGCCATCAGCAGCAAAGCCACTTAATCGCGCTAGTGGTGATAATATCCCTAATGGCAGTGGCAAGCGTCAAACCAGTGACTTTAACCGCACAGCCGATCCGATGGATCTGGTGAAGAGAGGGTTAGGACTTAGCTAATTAGCTGAACTAAAATCATGGAAATCTACCAAATTAGTGGATGCTCGGACGCTTTAAAGACTTGGGTGCAAAATCTTTTTACTGAAAATGGCATTGATTATCACTTAAATAAAATGTCTGACGGATGGTGTTTCGACATTGAGCAAACAAAAAAGTGTATCTGGAAAACAACCTTTCTTGAACGACTTGCTGTTTCTAATTTAGATGATTCAGACAAACAATTCTTGTTAGGTGTTAATTAGCTGACTTAACCAACAAAAAAGCGCTGTAGTGATATGGCGCTTTTTTGGTAATAAATTTAAGGATTTAATTATGCAAAAAAAAGTTGAAGAAATGAATGCATCAGAGTTAATAGGTTTTGCCTTACTGAATCCTGATAAAACTAAATCAAGTCTGTCACGGATTGAGAGCGAAAATAGATATAAGTTTTATCGCGATCAAAACTACAATAGCGAACGCGATAGAAGAGCGCAGGAGTGGATAGCGGTACTAAAATCAGCGGTACTAAAATCATGAGTATTCAAATTGAAGCGGAAAGGCTTGCTGAAAAACATAAAAAAGCATTAATCCTAGAACTTGACGAATTACTAGGAAAATATCGTAAATACCCTGACGGATTTATTTTTTACTTTAGAGGCAAAGATGATGAACCAGAGGAATGCAAGATTCTTAATGCGTATGTAGATTTTCAGCCAAACAAAAATATTCTTTTTGATTATTCAGGGTTTGCAATTTGGTATAGGTGTCACAGCCCTTATTGGTGTACCGAGGAAGGGACTCATT